TCATGAAAAAGACAACCAAATATTGTCGTCTAAAGCTTCATCCCAATCAAAACTGACTAGTTGATGTGCGATGTAGCCATAAGCGTAACTTGCATCAAATCCTTTTTGTTCGATGGCTGCTTTAAAATCCCCAAGAGTGAATGCATCCCCCATGTAGTTTCTTATCACAGCAATAGGAAGACGAGAGGTCGGTGCTATTTTTAAAAATGGGTGAAGTCGCGTAAAGTTTTGTAATCGCTCAGTGCTATAAAGTTGACTTGGAATTATTTGTTTTAATGCTAAATCTTTATACTTTCTGAGAGACCACTTAAGCCGACTGTAGTCATCAGGCTTGAGGGGATAGTCGGCTGTTTTTGCCTCTATAACTGTTAACTCCCCAGTGGATATGTAATAGGCAAAAAAGTCCGGCGTGTAGCTAAACTCATCTCCGGCCTGATCTTTAAGCAACAAAGTGCGACTTTGGCCAACAAACACGAGAACATCATTATCAAAGTCTAAAGAATATATTGTTTGTATCTCACTGATACCTTCAGCCCATAAAGACAAATTGGGCTTAAACGCTCTTATAAAATGAGTATGTTTGCGTACTGATTTCTTGTGTAATACGCGAGTTTTTCCAGCCATTTTACACACCTCAGATTACCTATAACAATTTTGATACTAGTCCCAGGTCATGGAAGTGCCAAATCCATAATCACGACAAGTGATTGATTTACTACGAATATGTTGTGTTTGGTGTTAGAGGTGCACGTAAAAAACTCTTGAAAAAGAAGGCATTAAAAAAAAGTTAAAAAATAGTCTAACTCAAGCAAATGTCGTAAATGCGTTTTTCAAAATTATCGTAAAAGAGTTGAACTTCAAAAACTCATTAAACCGAATTCAAAAATGACACTAAAAGCCTGGGGTATATTGCTGGAAGTCCCAATTTATCTAGCCTCGTAGTTTACAAAAACCTCATTTTGTAATTCGTTGATCACTTATATTCGTGTTAATAGGTTTATAGAAAATCATATCCTATAATTTATGTTATGTTAAAAAGGCTTACCCCCGTCAATTTGTCGCCAATCAATGACAGCGTTTAAATTCCCTGTAAACTGCTCATTTTTATAAGTTTTCCCGTTTAGGCTTTTATTCGTTTTTATAGATTGTGTTTCGGTTTACCAATCTAAAAAAATCATAACCGTGTTGCATCTTTCGCGCAGGAATCGCGGAATCAACAATAAAGGTTAAGGAAATTGGGAACATGACCAAACAGGATTTTAAAGCGTTACTATGGCGCGCGGGATTTCACCGCACTGGCAAATTAGACCGTAAGGCAGCAATGGCCTTTTTGCACATCAAAAGTGAGCGAACACTAGAGCGCTGGCTTGCGGGTGCTGAACCATGCCCCCGAGCTGTGGCGATGTTAGAGCAACGCATTGCGGGCTACATCCCCCAGTCTGGGGCGTGGAATGGGTTTTCTATTTGCCGCAACGGGAAATTATGGACGCCGCGCGGTCACAGCTATGACGCGAGTTACATCAACAAACTTGATTTTATTGTGCGCGCTTCTCGCATATATGAAAGCCAAGTTGTTAACTTGAAAGCGGAAATTGCCGCGTTAGAAAAGTTGGTTGATACTCGCGAGCGGCTCAAGGAAATGGGCCACGAATTAGTTGAAATGTCCGACAAGCTCCGGCTTGAAGCCATGATACGTGTATTTAAGGATATAGAGCGCGAACGCGCTTAGGTTTTGGCCCGCCATTTGGTGGGTCTTTTTTTATTTTACGCTTTTCCACGCCGCTTTGATGTTTTGCACTATTTGCGGCCCCATAGTTTTTAAGCTGACTATACCCCAAATTGCGCCGTTCACAGAAACCCATATTTGCACCCACCATTCGGGCACGTTCTCAAGGTTTGTGAATATCTCCGACCCGCGCTCGGGGTTTACCATCGTGATTAAAATTGGCCCTGTTAACATGGAAAACGAAAACCACTGCAAAAAGCGGTCTTTGCCGCGCAGCGCTTCCATTTCCCACTCATGATTGTGGCTTTGCTTGTTTCTAGCCAGCCGCGCCCCGTTATTAATCACGGCCATTTCGCGGTTGTGCTTGGCTTGCGCCTTGTCGGCGCGGTTTTTCATGTACTGCGTAAGCGGCGCGGATATAAACCCAAAGATACTTTTAAGACTCATGAAGGGCGCTCCCGAACGCTTTTCATTTCCTCTTTAAGCTCGGTTAGTGTGAGTTTAAGCCACTTAATGTCCGTCCGATTGATAGCGGTTGCCACCACAACAGATAGAACATTGGAGATAACCAGCGCAACCAGCATCATAATTAAACGGTCGTCCACGCTCTACCCCTCGTCAAATAGCGCAGTGTTACGCTTTAGGTAAGCCACGATTAGCGCGGCGGCAACACCGCCAACAACGGTGCTCAGTACGGCTTTTTTGTTAATCATAAGGCTAAATTAACCCCTTGTTGCACATCAGCCAGCGTCCAATTGTTCGGCCCTTCCATGTCTGCCATTGCATCTATCAGCAATGGGTAGTGCTCTGGCTCCAAGGGCGCAAACGGCGATAGATTCACGCGCTGACTAACGTAGTTAATGTAGTTTTGTGTGTGGTTCTCGCTAGGTGGCGCCCAGCGCCTGACAATGGTGTCTATTGTGTCCGCGCCGTGCTTGGTGCGGTATGTTTGCAGTGTGATATACGCTGCACGAAACCCATAAGCAGGTGATTTGAACCGCGCGAACCCTTGGCGCGCGCCCGTTTGCCCTTGCCAATCGTTGGCGGGATTGTCGCGCACGTTTAACGGGTTGTTGTTGCGCACGTTTAGTGGTGCGGCGCTGCTGGTGAGTACCAGCGCCGCCGCAACCGCTAAGGCAATCGGAATTAAGTATTTACTGTTCATCCGACGTCCCATCCTGCAAAAGCTGCGCTTTGCGCTCAGGCGCGAGAATGCCAGCGCCAATTAGATAGTCCAACCCCTCTGATAACGGCTGAAAATCTAAATCAACAAAGCTAGACGCCAATAAATCTTCCTCAAGCACTTTAACGGCTGGGTCGGTGCTTGCCTTGATTGCCACTTTTTCATTGAATGTTAGGCGGCGGCGAAACGCCCCTTTTGTGATTGTGCGAATAACTGGCGGGGTGTTTTTAATTTGATACCCGCCGCTTATTTCTTCGTGTATTGATTCATCAAACATCTTTAGCCCCTGATAACGTGGTTGCATTGTATAGGCGCGTCCATCGAGTAGTGACCGCTCGCTTTTAATAGTACTGAGTTCTCATATTCAGCACTTGGCACTGGCGCGCCCTCACCAATTGCCATAACCCCTCGATTCACCGATGTACTTTGCTGCGTTTTGCTTAAAAACAACTCACCATCAAGCCATAATTCGAACATTCCGACACTTGTTGTGCTTAAGTGGGTAATACACCCCGCTCCCGCCCTATCAAGCAAAATAACCTCAGATGCGCCACTTAGTGTCACATCGATTTTATTAGGTGGAGCAAGTGCGGTGCATACCCCCTGTGGTGGCAATTTAAACCCGTACCCGTAACGCGCCTTGAGCACATCAAAACTAGCTGCGTTTGATGTGGCGAGTGTTTGCAGTTCTGACAATACGGCATCACGGGCCGCAACAATATCGCCGCCATTCTCTGCGGCCTTTTGTGCTATCAGCGCTTGAATGGCTGTATTAGCGCTCTCAAGCTCGGCGCTTAGTGCGTCCTTTTTGGTGGTTTGCCCTTGCTCTAAACTGGCAAAGCTCGCCGCCAGTAGCGAGCTTATATTGATTGGATTGATTAAGCTCATCGCGTCACCTCCAGCACAGACACATGCGCAACGTCGTTTGTTGCGTTGTAAACGTACAGCTCGCCAAGCGTGTCCACTTCAAACGATGCTGGCGCGTCACTTGAGCCATATAGTGGCAAACCTTTTTGCTCGCTTACTGTATTATCAGCGCCCAAGCGCAGCTTTGTGAGTGACGCCGATACATTGGCAATTGTCACGCTGCGCCCTAGGCTTACTGCGTCCGCGCTTAACACTTTTACGCGCTGCAATGGCTGAACTTCTATATCACCATGCGCCACCACCCCCGCACCGCTGCGAATGGTCATCTTGCCATTTTCCACGGTGGCCTGCGCGTTCACTTGGATAGCTTCCTCAATGCGCTTGATTGTTGGCGTGTTAGTGATTTCGACACCCTCAGCCGCGCCGCCCTGAATAGGGAACGGTGAGCTTTCAATCTCCACAGTGAGCGCCGTATTGCTTGGGTTCTCAATAACAAACTGATTCACCCCTTGCAGGTCTAGCGTCCAGCCCTGCTTGATTGTTTGCTCCCATTCGTCATAAGGGCTTTTTATTAGCGTTGGGCCGGACAAGTCCAGCACATTTAAAAAGCGCTTAGTGTTCGCGAAAGGGCGGGTTTCGCCCGCCGGAATAGTCATAACAGGCATTATTTCGCCCCCTTTAATGCAAAGAACGCCAAACCCAGCCCTACAAACGCAAATGCCATGTACTTGACCATCTTGCCGCCCTGCTCTGCGACAATATCCTGACCCGCAAGCGCGGTGTTTTTAGCAAGCTCTGCTACGGTGGCAAGCTGTTCTTGGTTTTGCTGCTGCGTTTCACCCATGATTTGGCTAACTGCGTTATTCATTGACTCATTTGACTGTCCGAACGCTTGGATAAAGTCGCCCGTTGTTTCGCCCATTTGTTCGCTAAATGCGCTTTGTGCGCTTTCCATATAGTTAATCGCGCTTTCCTGCACATCGCGAACCGTATTCAATGACTGCGAGCCAAAACCGAACGCTTCTTTTTGACTTTTCGCCATGTTCTCAAGCGCGCTCTCGGTGCTTTTTCTCGCAATCTCTGCGGCCTTCTCTGCGGCTTCAATCGCGCTTTGGCTTACTTCGCTATTCGCATCAATGGCCTTGCCGCCAAAATCAAACGCGCTATCTATGGCGTTGTTATTTGAGTCCAGCGCATCGCCCGCAAAATCAAAGGCACTTTCAACCGCACCGCCGTCCAAGATAGTGACGTTGCCGGAGTTCCCAGCAAAATCCCCGTCATTGGTGATACTGTTGTCAATGTCCTGTTGCACGCTGTTATCCCAGCTCCGGTTATCGCTCGCATCGATATCATACTCGTGGCGTGATTCATCGTGATTGATTGTGCCGGAGTTGCCCGCGTATTCGCCCGTGTTATTGATGGACGTTTGCGTGTTCGAGCTGTGCTGGGTTTGACTTGAACGTGATTTACCGCCCATATATCACCCCCTTAAAAATCGCGGCTGATTGGGATAACAGGCGGCTTTTTAATGATTAGCACGGCAGGGTCTAGCGCCACACCTTTGCGGCGGTTGTTCTTGCGCATACGCCGTTGGCGCTTTTTGTATTGCTTACCGCTCATAGTAATTTCGTTCATAGTAATTTCATCCGATAAATAGACTCGCTCCCGCTGCGGCCCGCAAACTTAAATGGCAATTTGCTGAGTGCTTCGAGCTTTTCAGGGTGGCGAGTGTGGAAACGTATGGTATGCGCGCCTGTGCGCTTAGAAAAACGCAATAGCGCGTTAACCGCATAAAATAGGCCACTCCCCGCGATAGCAACGAACACTAATTCGCTACCTTCTCGGCGAGTGATAAACAGTAAATTGGCCTTTGAGGTTACAAGCTGCCACAGGGCCGCGCGGCCCTGTGCTAGCTCTGCGTATACCTCATTCCGGCCTGATTTGAGCGCGCGGTTTAATTTGCGCTGGTGCTCGGCGCTGGCGTGGTTAAGTCGCTTTATCATTTCTTCACCATTAGAAACACAACAAGCAACGCCGCGCCCGCCAAGCCAAACATCATCCAGTTAGTTTGCGCGCCGCCAAATGAAACATTACCAAAGCCGCTATTACCGCCGCTTTGGTCGCCGTTGGTCGCTGAGGCGTGCCCCCCGCTGCCGCTGATTCCGCCAGATGGCATCATGACAATGACCCCCCAAAGTAAACCCATGCACCCAGTGCAACCACTAGCGCAAAAATGGCCTTAGTTGCGTTTTGCAGAAACCATGCGCCGCCGAATAGGGCGGCAATGGCTCCCACCGCATAGACAATTGGCATGCAACCCCCTTAGCCTTTGGACGCAATGAGCGCGACACCGAGCACCAGTACAACGCCGCCCGCAATCACTAGCTTATTATCAACCCCCGCCAGCCATTGCCCGCTCTGTTGCTGCGTGTTTACTGGTACACTCACAACAGGGTCGCCGCCGCTGTTGCCGTGACTTAGGCCGGAGTCATCAAACTGGCTTTGTGGTTCATCACTTCCACCGATTAAGCCGCCGATAAAATCGCCCGCCCCCTCGGTGATAGATTCGCCGTTTTGCTCCCACCAACTACCAACGCCGCTCGTTAAATCATCGAACCAATCCATTTCGCCCCCTTATGCCGCTTGGGCGTTCAGTGGCGCGACTTGTTCCATCATTTCAACCAGCATGCGAACCGAACCCGCATTCGCCATATCTAACTCGAACTTAAGTTCTTGACCGTGGGTACCAAAAAGCCCATCCCAGCCAAAACCCTGTTTAGTTGGGTCGAACGTGTAGACACCCTCAATTGGCATCAAGCCGTTTTCTTTGATGTCGAAATCAGCGTCCGCTTTGGTTTCTTCGTGAATTAGTCGCGCATCGCGATAGATATTAATTTTGCCTAAATCAGCCGTGCGGAAATGAATGCGGCGAATTTTGCGATTCGGGCCGCCGTTTTTCCAAATTAAATCGTTAATACCGGATGCGGATGCGTCGAATGTGGTTTCATAGACGCGCGGCATAAAGTGGCGAACCGCTTGACCTGCTGTGACCGCCGTGCGTCCATTGATTGTGACAGGCTTTGGCGCGCCTTGACCGTCTACAAACGCACTATCAACCTCAATTTTTAGGAAAATCTGCTCATGACTGAACGTCACCAACTCACCCGAACGTACACCCTCGCGGCTGCGATAGGTTAAATCGCTAAAGCGGATTTTGTATCGCCCGGCTTGCTTGAAGCGGTTTGCATAGGTTTCTTTGTCTTTGAGCCATTGGCCTGTGTACGACACCACCGCAACACCGTCAATTTCCAGCGTCACTTTTTTTAAGTGAGCGGGGTCGATAATATTGGTGACTAGCTCAATTTCGTGAATGGTTGAGCCGCCCACGATTTCAATGTGACCAACTTGACCAGCGGCAACACCTTCGGCGCTGCGCATCTTTCGCCATAATGGATTGAAGCGTTGTAATTGCATGCTATCCCCTTAACCGATTAGGTCTTCTACAAAATCCACGTTGTTTGATGCGTATACCACCAGTGCGGCTACAACTAACGCGATACCCGCTGCTTTAATGTCCTGTTTCTTCATCGCTTTGCTTACCTTTAGTTAAAAAATGTTTTGCTGTTTTAACGACAACAAACGCCGCCACCGCCGCGCCTGCTCCATATAAAAATTGTCTGTTCATGTTTGCGCCCTGTGTTTGTGCGTTTGTGTTGTCAACGATTTAAAGGAATACATAAGCGGTTCGGTTTAGGTCAAACGGCGGAACCTATAGGTTTATTTAGGCGTAAAAAAACCGCCTTAAGGCGGTTTAGTGTGGTTAGAAGGTTAAGCGGCCCTTTTTGAAGTTGCCTGCGTTGGGTGATTTGAAGTAATACTCCAGCGGGTTGAGGTTTAAAATATCACTCAATGGCACGTCTGTTTCATCACTCATACGCTTAGCATCGGCTCGGGAGAACTGCACTCCCACCCACTTGTAAACGCTTTGTGATACCGCCGTTTTGGATATTTCCACGACACGCTGAGCAACTGAGTGAACAATAAACCCAAATTTACGGCCTACCGTCAACAGCCACCCGTATGCACCCACCTCTTTACCCACTGATTCGGTGACTTGCGGCAATTCCTCAATCACCACATGCAAGCGTTTAGCGTGTAGACCATCGCCGAACCCCTTTACCACTTCACAGAACTTAAGAAAGTTTTTTCGCGACTCCGGCACAGTCAGTGCAATTTTGAACCCGCGCTTGGTGGCTCGGGCTGCGCGCAGGGCTGCAAAGAATGCCTTAAATGTTTTATATCGGCGCACTTTGCGCTGTTGGATTGTGTCGTAATCTTGGTGCGGATCCCAAAATACCACTTGGTCAGTCCCTTTGATGCGCCCGAATTTTTTAACTGCCGTTGTCTTGCCGCCACCCGAACCCGCGACATACAAGCAGTGCTCATTATCCAGCGCGTTATTAGGGTTGATTGGCTGCATCATGCGGCCACCTTTTGGCGCGGTTTCTCTTCGCCCTGCTTAGGTTTAGCCTTTGGCTGATTCGCGGCTTTTTCGGCTTTGATATTTTTCACTTGGCGAACCGTATTCATAATAATTGAACCCGTAACAACGCTTGCCATAATTTCATCTTTCCACTGTGCAAACCAACCCATTGCGGCGGGGCCGTATTTTTTAATGACGGGGCCGTAAGCGTCCACCGCCTTTTGCTTTTCGGCTTCGGATAGCTTGAACTGACTACCTACCAACATTTGTATTGTTGATTCATAAGTATTGATAGCCATCACCGCACTAAACTGGGCGGCTTGGTCGTCCATTTCGGCCTGCTCAGCTTCGGCTTTGGCTTTTTCTTCGGCTTCTTTTTCGGCTTTTTCGGCTTCGGCGGGGTCGTAATCTCCCAACCCTTCGTCCCTGTCGAACTCATCCAGTGAAGCCGCCATTTGCGCGGCTTGGCCCTCGTCTATCTTTTCGGTTTGTTCGGTTTCAATCTCGGTATTTTCTGGTTTGTTGCTCATTATGCTGCTGCTCCACAAATGCCACCAAACACTAAGCCAAAAATAATAGCCGTGATTGGTTTGCCTTTTTCGGTTTGTTTTGGTTCCGGCTCCGGTTTAATTTCCGGCGCTGGCTCGTTTTCGGTTTGAGCCGCAATTGGCGCGGCTTCGGTCGGTTGTTCGGGTTCGGCTTTCTCTGGCTTCACCTCCGGCTTAGCGGGCGCATTTTCCTCTAGCGCTTCAAGTGTAGGCTGCATCGTTGAGCGCCAATATTCTTGTATTGGCGCGCCTGTGCGTTGGTCGGTCCCGCAGTTATCGCAGATAGTGTAAAGCAATGCGGCCCGTTTGCCTTTTGACTGATGCACCGAGCAAGCGCCGCCGCAACTTTGGCAAACAACTACGCCAACGACTGGGTTTTTACTTGTGCGCAGGGGGACGCTTCCCCCGTTTTTGGGTTCGGTTTTCATAGCTCCCCCTTGTTGATGCGTTTGTCGCATTCGGCAATCGCTTTGCTAAGGTTTCTACCCTCAGCGAAGGCAGGAAAGTAATATTTTTTGCCCACTATGATTGATGACACAATGAGGTTTCGACACTCAGCCAGATTTAGGATTGGTTTAAGCTGCTTCATTGTCGATTCGCTCCAAGTTATCTACGCTCATTTCCAGCTTGCCCACCTTTAGCGATAGCTGCTGCAGCAATTGCGCTTGCCCGTTAATAATTAGCGTTTGCTGCTTCGCTAGTAAAAAACTTTCTAGCCCGATTCTTTCCAGTATCTTTGGCTTTTGCAGCATACTGGCGCCGTCATACTGAGCTTTTAACGACTCAAGCCCAGCCATGCGTTGATTCAATAATTCAAATTGTTTTTTCATTGTATTAGCTCTTTATAATCGTATGACTCAGACACCAGCGAACCGCTTTTAACTTGGTATTCGGTTATTGTGTGGCGCGCTTCGTCTATTTCGGTGTAAGTGGCTCCGCTTAAAATCGGTTTTCTAACCTCAGGCGGAATAAAAGTGATGGGATTTAGCTTCTCACCGTGGGATATCTGCCAATCATTTTGAGGTGAGTTACAGTTATTTTCAGTGCTCCAAGGCGAAGCGCTGTCACGCTTCTTAAGAGCCCAACGCGTTGCACGCGTTGAAATAAGGTAGTTGGTTTTGTTGTTTGTGAAGCTAATCCCCTCTAATCGCTTGGTGCGGTCGCCGTACTGATTTTCTCCCGTGATGACAGTAGAAAGTTGAAAAGGGCGGTCTTTGCGGCGCGCAAACGCGCCACCCAAGGATTCAATAAACGCCGCAAAGCGTGAGTTATTAGCATGAGCGTATGCCTGTGCTGCTGCTTCTGGTAGTCGCGCTGCGCTTTCAGGTTTAACGCGTCGAAACTCACGCCATAAGCCAATGCTTGGCCCACCGATAAACTGAAATTGGCGAATGCGCCAACGGCTAGCCCAAGCACCCACATTATGAATAACGCCATTTTCAGCGGTAAAGTTATCGCCTGTTTCATGGTCTTTCTCTCCATCAAGATGTTTTGCATTGATATTTTTTGATATGTATTTAATTAGGTACGAGACAGCGCACCCTATTTTGGGGTCGATATTTTCAATTCTAAACCTGCGCTCACTTGCCCCTGCTTCATCTCCATCATCCTGAAGCGCAAAGCGGCGCAAAACCGAATCCGTCAACGCCTTATCATCAGGGCGCATAAATAGAAGTAAGTGCCAGTGTGGTGTGGCGTCGTGATGTGGTTCGGTTACGCGCACACCAAATACAGGCACACCCTCTTTAGCGAGTGTCGCGCGCATTTTTGCCCACTGCCCAACTAGATAAGCTTGCGTTTCTTTCGGCGTGGCGTTGTTGTACTTGTGACTAGCCGCGTGATACTTGCTCGGGGCGGTGATAGTGTACATTGCAGACACCATACCTTGTGACTCCGCATATTCTTTAAAGCCGCGCGCTCTCACTATCATTTCAATGCGACGCAAATCAGGGTTTGATAGCGTCTTTTCGAACACGGCTTTTAGGTCTGCAACTTGCCCGCATTCGCTTTCAATTTGCATTGAATCCAACCATTCGCGCTGCTGCTTTTTGCTGTGCTTAAACTCTTGGATAGCTTGCTTGCTGGCGTAGGCGCTCACCCCTTTTTTAACAAGGCCCATACTGATATTTAGGTGCTCTAGTGTGGTATCTCTTAAGCGCTGTAATTTACGTTCCCACCACTGCGCGCAGGTCATGCGGTTGATTGCGATACCAAGACGGTCTGCCACTTCAACCTTACTTAATTTGGTTTGTGAATTTGGGTTTTTGTATGACTCGTAAAGCGCCCATTGTGGCGGGGTCACGCCCTGACCTTGTGTGAAAGCGGCCATTTCACCGTAATAATGAATAAGCAAATCAGCGGCTTTGTCTGAGTCGATATTATAGAGCGCATCAAGCAAGCCTATCTGATTGCAGATAGTAGCCAGCTGCTTGGCTTTGTCTTTGCGGCGTTTGCGGTCTGATAGTTCGCGCGCGGTTAGTGGTGAACGGGTAACGATTTCATCAATGCGCTTGACGGTTTCGCGCAAGTGTATATTCGCGCTTCGAATTGGGTTTTTCGCTGTCTCAGAGTTGAAACGTGCGGCTACTTGGTGCGCTAACTTGCGGCGTAAAAAGTTACTTGGTACGCGCTTTAACTGCTCTTTAATGTATTCTGCTTGCTTGTCAAAACCAAAGCGGCCCCAGCAGTGTGGGGCTGGGGCAGTAATGCAAATAGGTTTTAATTTGTCTGAGCCATTCGACTCCCATGCAATGGGTAAACTACGCATCTATTAACAGCTCACACCATTCACACATTTTCTCATCAAGGCGGTGCGCTGCAGCGTGGTACCCCCTTTCGTGGAATACATCTATCGCGTTCGCCATGAGCTCAACTTGCAAAGGCTTGGGTGGCAAGCCTTTAAAAACTCCGTTTGCTGCTTTTGTGAAAAGCCTTGAGAATATTTTACATACCAACTCAAATTCCATTAGATGACCCTCTCACTTTGAAATAACACATCAACCGCGCGCTGGCGCAGTTGGCTTTTAACTGGAGTTTGCCGGGCTTGGTTTGCTGCCTCTTGGCTGCGCTTGGCGGCTATTTGGTTGCGAATTTCAAGCTTTAGCTGTGCTGCTTTTGCGCGCTGATAATCCCAGTGACTTTGGTCAGTAGTTAACTCACTGGTGTTGGTGTAGTCGGTCATCATTCATTCCTCAGTCATTTTTTATTAACCCTCAGTTCAAAAAGTGCCAACTACTGTATGCGCGTCCAGTAGTTGGCGACTGAGGGAGAATATAAAGTCCACACAATGTGGATTTATTGGAATTTATCCCACGCCACGTGGACGGGTCAACATCATGTAAACTAGTGCATACCGTGTGTACTATGACTACAATGCAAAAAGGGAATTTTAAAAATGAGCAGAAAAGTGGAAAAAATAACGAGTTCAGTTGAATTGCTAGACTGGTTCAAAAGCGTTGCTGATATTGGCTCCGACTACATGGCGGCAAAACTGCTTTGCATATCAAAACAAATGATTAGCGAAGTAAGAAACGGCAACCGTGAATTTTCAGACGATAAAATACTAGTCATACTTGTAACGGGTGAGCACCCCGAACCCTTGAAAGCACTGGCTTACCTTGAAGCATGCAAGGCTGAAAGACGGGGTGACAGTAAGCTTGCAAAAATATGGCGCTCCCAAGCCGCCTAGCCTATTTTTACCCCCGACATTTTGTCGGAACTATTAACGGAACTTGCAGCACTGGCGCGGCTTCTAGAGTGATTGGCCTTTCCTAATTTATGTTATGTTAAATAAACTGTTGTAGTGAAGTTCCTTAAGATAAGACCCTATTTATTTAAAGCGGAAGAGCTGTTATTTGAGGGGCGTTTTCATAATTCGAAGGCGAATGGCTCACGGTTCCGTGAGCCGAGAGAACTTGATTTTAATTTAACTCGTCATCTTTCCAAAACTTGGTTCCTTTTAGAACTGCTTGCAGAGCTAATCCTGTTTCAGTCATGGAATAAATAGTCACATCGCCAACTTGGGCTTCAGCGGCAACGGCTCCACCTTCAGTTTTATGCTTTGCAGCAGCATCGGCGTTACCACCAAATGCCCAACCATTCTTAATGAAATAATTGAGTGTATCTTCGGTATGAAACACCATCACCACATTGAAATCTTTAACTCCTAAGCCTAACCCTAGCCCGGCTTCACCCATTTTCATATAGGTCCATTCGCCGGTGCGATTATTTTTTGCAACACCATAGCCGCCGCCAAAACTTGCAAAGATTACGTTCACATTGGCATTATCAAATACAGCGTAACCTGCTGCAGAGGTTAGTTGATTACGAACATCCGGCTTCTGGTCGTAAAGGCGATTAAGAGTATCACTGCGCATATCTTGAACTACTTGTCGTTTCTGCGCTGGCGTGCCAGTGCTTGCACATCCAGTAAGCACCGCGAACAAAGTGAAAATAAAAGAATACGTTAGCACCGATTTCGATAGTTTCATTTAGAACCCCTTCTTTATGTCCAATACTAGACAGTATCGGACTTTGTGGTAAGCTATGCCTTATATTATTGTAGTCCAGTTGTCAGTATGCCTACGCCACTAGTCGATACCTTTAAACAACTTCGCTATCAAATAGCGCATCTTGAAGATGATACGTTGCACAGCGAATACCCTGAACTTGCTGCATTTATAGCTAAACAAAGCTTAAACGTCGCTGAAGTTAAACAAGACTTGCTATTTATCTACCGGTTTTTATACGTATACGGTCGAAAGTCAGATGCCACTTTTACTCGGTTTCGTAATGAGATAGAACGTTTTGCTTTGTGGACTTGGTTTAACAAAACATGTTCTTTGTTTTCTTTGAAACGAGAAGATATTGAGCACTACATTGATTTTGTTGTTGAACCAGATAAAGCCTGGTGTTCCGACTCGGTGCAATGGCGCTTTAAACAGCATCAAGGTTTACGTAAAGCCAATGAAAAATGGCGACCGTTTATAGCACGCGAGACAAAGCCATCGCAACAAAGTTTAAATGCGACTTTTACAGCACTTAATGTATTTTATAAGTTTGCTATTTTAGAAGAACAAGCGTTCGCGAACTTTGTCCCAGTAGTTAAAAAGAACTGCCCCTATTTAGTTGTTCAGTCGCAAATCAATCAACCGGATACTCTCAGTGATTTACAGTGGGAATATGTACTGCGTGTAACCGAAGAGCAATGTCAGGATGACCCTGATCTAGAACGTAACCTTTTTACTTTAGCCTGTTTGAAAGGCCTGTATTTACGGATCTCTGAGTTGTCTGAGCGTACTAATTGGTCTCCTGTCATGTCGCATTTTTGGCAAGACGCTGATGGCTTTTGGTTTTTGCGTGTTATGGGCAAAGGTAACAAACTCCGTGATGTTACGTTAAGCCAAGATTTTATTGCGTATTTAAAACGCTACCGTTTGTATAGGGGGTTAAGTGCCCTGCCCCGTGTTGATGAGCCCTACCCACTTATTCACAAAATTCGTGGTAAAGGCGGAATGACGGTTAGACAAATTCGCCGCCTTGTTGCGCAAAGTTTTGAATTGGCCAGCTCAGCGCTGGTGGCTGATGGCTTCACTGAAGAAGCGGAAAAGTTACAAGCAGCAACTGCTCATTGGCTGCGTCATACGGGGGCAACTCACGATGCTGCTTCAAGGCCGCTCAAGCACCTGTCCGAAGATTTAGGTCACGCAAAAATTGCGACCACGGATCAAATTTATATTCAAACGAATATAAAAGAGCGCGCTAAATCGGGTGTTAAACGTAAACTTTAG